CGGTCTATGGCATCCATCAAAACCGCCCCATATTCCTTTCTGCCTTATCGCAGTCACAACCATGTGAGCATGATTCACAAGGAGAATGGCGCTCATTGATCCGATTCCCCATATCGCTGAAACACGACGGCCTGTTATATTGCAGAAGCATCCGGTTTGTTTTATCCAGGCGTTCCTGCAGGGGCATGAGGACGATCATCATCCGTTCGTTGTAGTCTGCCGCGATATCTGATATCTTGCAGATTAGCTCATCCCGGCTCTGTTCCAGGGCGGCTTTCTGTTCCGCCTCGCTGTCGATAATCGGTGCAACGTCCGAAACTGTTTTCACGCCTGCCGTCTGATATATGATTGCACATTCTTTTTCTGTCATGGTTTTTTAACAACTCCTTGCTGTAAGACTTGTCTGATATAATGATGTTAATTCGTTCATCATGCGGTTCAATTGGGTATCGTGAGATTCCCCTTTCTTTCCAAAGGTTTTAAATCGGGAAAGAGTTTCTGTTGAAATCTGAATGGTGGTTTTTCCCATACTAATTGTGTAGTTCATATAACTATATATAACTTGTTAAAAGTGGTTCCTCGACAAGGAGCGGATAGTAAAGACTATTTCCTAGAAATTAGGGGTTGGAAAGGATCTTATAATCTGCATCAGAAATCTGCACGGCATCCCCTGTCTTAAATTTCGGTGTTGGATGCTGTGATATCCACATCGCCCCGAACATCACCACTGCGAAGAGAATGATAATAACCGCGATAATATTCTGCGTCTTTTCCTGCATAGTAAGAGATTCGCTTTCACGTATGGGGTGATAAAATGATTATCTGATCACACAAAAAGATCTATATGGACCGACCATACTATTACCCTCACAGATATTACTCCACCCTGAATCAGTTGGACAGGTTCCCACCCCAGTCATAGGCCCCCAATATTTTAATCTTCCATTGGATTTCATGGCACAGAAACCCGTAATATTACTTCTTACATCAATATACCCCGAATCAGTTGGACAGTCTGTTACCGCCTCATCACTATATCCCCACGTGACTAACGAACCATCAGATTTACGGGCACAGAACGCATAGAGTCCCCCCGTTACATCAACAAAGTCTGAACCGGCAGGGGTATCCGTAACGAGATCAGATTGATCGCGGCCCCAGGACGTTAAAGATCCATCTGAATTTACCGTGCAGAATGAGACGAGGGACCCCGCAACTTTAAGATGCCCTGATCCTGTGGGACAGTTTGTTACCGCATTATACCCATCATATCCCCAGGCCGAAAGGCAGCCTCCCGATGTGATAGCACACGCGGTATAATCAGCTATTCCAATATCTACAAATCCTACTCCCGCGGGAACATTTGTAACCATACCGTAGGAGTCAGATCCCCACCCGGTAATCGCTCCTGTTGTATCAATTGCATAAGCAGTGAAAAAATCCATTCCAATTATTTTCGAATACCCCGTTCCGGCGGGGCAGTTAGTTACCAGATTGTCACTATCTCTCCCCCAAGCGATTATAGAACCATCTGTTTTTATTGCAAAATAGGTGAATCTTGTAGAATAAACCCCTGTATATCCTGAATCGGTGGGGCAATCGGTAACCTGATTATAAGTATCATCACCCCAAGCTTTCAATGATCCATCAGATTTTAGGGCTAAATACCCATAATATCCCGCGACCACATCAGTATACCCTGAATCGGTGGGGCAATCGGTAACCTGGTTTTCATTGTTATACCCCCAACAGACTAAACGGGTGGGTTGTAATCCAGTTTTATAAACAATAAACCCGCCATTTCCATTGGGATATGCGGGGACTATATCTCCTGTAAGTGGAGCAAGTGCTTTGCTAATACATCCATTAATGTAAAAGCCCTTATCTCCTGATGCCGGAATAGTTGCCTTTGACGCAATCCCATTATCTGTTAATACTGCCTTATCGCCAGTTATCATGAGTTAGATCCTGTCACCGGCACATAATCCCCGTACGTGTTCTTTGCAACACCCGATCCACTTCCAAATACCTGGATATCTACCATATCCGCAAGTAAGATCCGGCTATACCATTCAGCAATTGATTCATTGACTTCTGACCATTGACTCGATACTGAGACCTTCTTTAATTTCCGGGCTGCCGTGAATTTCCGGTCTGAGATGAAGTTGATTGTAACCTGCATATCCGCCAGGCTCTTAATACTATAGTGTATCCCGATAATCCTCATATCGACTTCTAAAACATTATCGGAATCAGTAACGGTGATTAACTGGTAGGCTCGCAAATCAGTGCGCTTATTCAGTTTCGGGAGAGTGTGAACCGTACCGCCTAGTGACATCTGTTCCAGGACGAGATCGGCACGGTCATTCACAGCGCTCTGTGAGTCGTATTTATCCTCACATTCGGTATACTCCTTTGGTTTTACCGTGTGTGCTGTGACTGCCGCCGATTCTGCCATTGAGTAGTAACGCAGGTTCGTCATTGGGTCTATTCCACCCCAAATAATAACCCGGTTTACAATTTCATCGTTTTTCTCATCGGTAAGGATTGAATCAATAAGATTGGGGTCTGCTATCGGGATTGTTACCTGTGCCGGGAGGTCCATTGCGGTATCAATATCATCACCGGCGATCCAGTATGCAACCGGGGTCCACTCTCCTGTTAAGGACTTCCAGTACTCATAAAACAGGAAATCATTGTACTCCTCTAATTCCTGAATTGCCGCTCTCTTCTTGGTGGTCGGAGTCCATACGAATCCTTTTTGCGGTGCTGTGATTGAAGTGTTGAGTTTTATCAGGATTGAATTATCCGGGTGTGCTATTGCAGTTGTTCCCCCCTGTGCACGAGTTACGGTTAGCGGTGTTGCCGTGTCAGATGTGGTAAGCATTTCAGTACCACGCCATATATTCGAAGTTCCTGAAAGGGTTCCCGTTGCATTATCAAAGGCAAATTCGGTATCATCGTTATCAACCGCCCCATTGAGAAGAGCATACCAGGTGAGCGGATCGCCCCATCCGGGATTGGTATCGATGTTGTATGGGTTGATTCCGGTTGTATAAGCCCAATTATCACCGGCGATGGAAGTTCCAAGAAAAAGATTGATCATCTCATCCGGGGTGAAAAATACAGCACCGCCGCCACTACTCCATGAGGCAATGGTTGACCGGATTGGGACGTTCTGATTCGATAAGTACCAGCCGAAACTATAGCAGATCAGGGTTGTTGTTTTCTCACTGAATTTCTGTGTATGCGAGGCACCGGCAACGAATCCATAGAAGATCGTCTGGTTTGCCATCTCGAAATCAGGGACCGTGATTGTGATCGTCGGGTGGTCATCGGATGCCGGAAGTGCGAAGTTCCCGCCAATAACAACCGTTGCCAGCCAGTATTTTTTATTAATATCCCAATCCACTTCGATTGAGAGAGGATCCGGGTATAGGGTTTCGTCTGATTCCCCAACGCGAGTACCGAGGATTACAACAGATATTTGTGGTAAGTCCCCATCTACCGTTGTTATCTCCGAGGGATCGCTAACATCGCTACCTGCGTAATTTGTTGCCATGAGGGTTACAACGTAATTCCGAACCCCCCACTCCTGTGCATAAACATGGGTAGGGTTCTGATCGGTTGATGTTTCCCCATCCCCGAAGTCCCAATCCCAAGAAGTCGGGTTATTTGTGGATGTATCAGTAAATTCAACAGATAATCCGGTTTTAACTGATGTAAAGGAGGCAATGGGCGGGTAAAGATCGATCCCCACATCGTCAAAATAAACCGTTGCTGTTCCAGGTACCTCATCATTATTAACCACTAACGAGATTATCCACGAGGGATGGCTTTGATCAAGACCCGCAATCAGAAGGGTTTTTTTCTCCCATCCTGAGGTGGAGGGAATATCTAATTTATACTGTCCCCCGTCACCATCATCCACGATTAAACTTACACAATTCGATGCACCCGTAATATCCGCGATATTTAACCAGATATCAATATTAGCGGGTACGGGAGGTATACTTTGATTTATTAATGATACAATTCCATCAGCAGTAACAATTTTACAGGAATAATATCCGCTATGTTTATCATCGGTGGATGCAACAGGGTTAGTTCCGCCAGATGTATTAATGTTCCACCCTGTAAGATCACCGGTTTCGAAATCTCCATTAGTTATGGTCATGATGTCGTATCCTGGAGAATGATGATCGTCAGGTCGTAATCGTCACCGTGTTTACTGTATTCAATCGGTCCGGCCGGCATGATATAACAGTTAGTCACGGTCCTGGAAAACCTGCCTGAAAAGACCAGGGATCCCTTTACCCCATCACCATCAACCCGGACCTTCCCGTTTACCGTGATTTTACTTGTCAGGACCTTGGAGGCTTTTGCGGTGATGGCTGTCAGGTCTGCAAGCGTTGACGAATTGCATTTTATCTGTATTCTTATGGAGGGTTCCTGTGTTTCCGGTCCGACAACCGGATTGGGAAGATCGGTTCCATCAAAAGTAATTGGCATCTATTACACCGCCCTTTTACGTTCTATTTTCAGCATCAGGCCGGTATCACCGATGGCGGTTTCACCGATCCCGCTTACATTCAAATTTTGTATATTAATTGAAAGGGGCTGCGGAGCTCCCGCGATACCACTGCCAACCATCGGCACCTGTGCGACGTTGATACCGGGCCGTGGTCCAAGTGCAATTTCTGTTTCTTTTGCCCGTGCAAACATCGAACCAATATTATAACCGGAAAGTCCATATTGGTTCATCTCTTTCTCATAATCAGCCCATTTTTTATCAATCGCGCTGAGGTCTTTGGTAAGTGCGGTGTCATATTGGACCTGTCTTTCTGCTGCGGTTGCTTTGGTTGCCTGCTCGTTGATAAGCCCTGGAAGCTCTGCAACTCTGGCGGCACCCTTATCCATTGCGTTTTGTGTGCGGATCACTTGGTTGCGGGCTTCGCTCACTGCCAGAAGATTTTCAGGGGTTCCAGATTGTGCCGCTTTTTTTATTGCACTTTGGAGAGTGAGAACAGCGGAGGTATGGGCATTTTTTAATTCACTTGCGGTAAGTTCTTTATTGTTATATTCATCGATGAGTGAATTATAGGTAGTCAGTGAGGATTTAATATCATCAATTGCTATTTTCTGGTCTTTTAGTGCTTTCGTCTGCTCTTCTGTCGCCTGTTTTGCAACCTTTTCCGAGTAGGTGAACATCTGATATGCGATAACAATTGCTCCGAGGAATAGTCCGACCCCTGTGGCAACTGTGAGAAGGGTGAGCGCACCGGATAATCCGACAGTGGCAGCGGTTGCAACCGTTTCAGCTTCTGCCATTGCAACGATTGAGGGGGATACGGCATACCCTGAGGCGGCAAGGGCGGCGTTGGCGGAAGCTGCATTGATAGTAACGGCAGTCTGAACCGTCTGAGCTGCGACAGCTGCCTTAATTCCATTCACAAGTTCTGATCCCTGGAAGGTTGCGTATGCCTTCATGATCGGGGTGATGGATGATACTGTTGTCCCGATCATCATCAGGGACATACCGGCACCGGCAGCAACAGAGGTGATACCCCCTAACCCTATTCCTGCCTGATTTGCTGAGGCAGAAAGGCCGAGGAGGAGGCCCCCGGCAATGGCAATACCGGAAGACATCTGACGGATATCACGGGTATTTTGCTTTGTGATGGCGTCCATCACCATCAATGAATCAGAGGTTCCGGTTACTGATCCATCAAAACTATTTACCTCTTCTTTGGCTCCTGCAAGGTCCTCTTTTACTGTGGACTTCACACCCAAACGCCAGAAGAAACCACCCATCTGTTTATCTGCTGTCATTGATTGCCTCCATTCTGCTCAAATTGTGCGTTGTGCTGTATCGCCATAGCCTTGAACTGTTCATATGAAAGGCCCTGTTTTTTATATCCCGGCATAAACTCCTCAGTCGATACTATCTCCCCCGCTTTCCGGTAAGGCAGGTTGAGGTATAGACAGATTCTTGCAACCCGAAGATCCCATTTATAATCCTCTTTTTCTAATCGTTTTTCGGCTGCCGTGAACATTATTTCCAGTTCTGCAAGTGTGTGATCTCCAACAATATTAGGAGGGATTTGGCATAGCTCATATGCCCGTTCCTGCAGCATCCGTAAAACGTTCAGGAGTTTTTTTCACCATCCCCTTTCAGATCAAGTTGAACCAGAGTCTTGATCTTCGAGGCGTTCATTGCCTCCACAATTGCAGCCGTTACGGCTTCGGGGTCCCCGCCATTCTCACGGTAGAGGTCCATGAGATCACCCACCTTTTCCAGTGTCATGGTGGGGTCCCCTGTGATAAGTCCTCCATAGAGCAGTGCCCGGGCGGTTTCCTCGTTGTTATTCTCAGGGAGGAGCATGGATTCTATACTCATCCCCCGGAGACGCACAAGAGAGATCACGCTGTTGGTGGTGTACCGCAGCGGTCTTTCCCGGTCTAACTTGATTACGCTCATGATGGGCTGGTATCCGTAATCTGTCCGCTCACGCTGATCACGCCGTTGAGGTTGAACGTGCCGTCCTTGTTTGCCACAACCTTGAAGGAGGCGTACCCACTGCCGGAGAAACCACCCTGTGAGTTTGAATAGGCAATGGCCCATGTTCGGAGCGGCACTGGATTTGCCAATGCGTCGGCCCTGATCGCGGCTTGTCCTTCATTGCTGTTCACATAGTTACAGGTGAACACGATATCGGTATCTTTCTTCTGGATTGGCTTTCGTTCTGCAAATCCAACCGGACTATCGAAGTTCGTAACGTCCTTAAAAATCTGCTGCGCTTCCGGTCCCTCCAGAACGGTGATCTCACCTACTGCTTTACTGTTATAGGTAAGGGTTGTTCCGATAGGGCTGGTCGATGCTGATGCTGTGTATACCATCTTTTTAACCTCCTAATGTCTTGATTGGGATAATTTTGTTCGTCGTTGTCTTTCCTTCGTAGGTGTGCTGAATCCAGTTCCTACCCGTTCCAGGTTCACCGGTATGCCAGTTCACCGAATCGAGCGGGTTAAGTGGGATCTCGATAAGCCCCGCATCCCAGTCTTTCACCATATCATAAAACAGGAAAACAACCGCTTCGTGATAGTTGGGGTCTCCCTCCTCTGCAATGAGAAGGATAAGGAACGGCATTACGCGGGTCATAACATCCCGGCGCCACTCCTGCTTTTCTACCGCGAGATAGTGGCGGTATGCCCTCACCATTGCTTTGGCTAATGGGGATTGCAACTGATCGAGAACTTCATCAGGGATCGGCTTGATGAGTTTGAGCAATGTATAAAACATCACCTTTTTGGGGCCGTGGAATGAGAAGGAGAACGGATCGGAGGTCTCAATATCGGCGGGTTTGTTGATGCCCCTTAAGAGGTGGAAATTCTCCATTTTCAGACCTCCACGATGTAATTCTGCACCCATTCCGGGCGGTCCTGTTCATCATACCCGAGGTTCGCGATCTCCGCACTGGCAAAGACTGATTTGTATTTCGTGCCGTTGATCGTGGTGTTGGTGAGTCCGTTCAGGAGAGTTTCAACCGATACCATCCGGGCGAATCCGGTTTCATACTGGTTTGGTGCTGCTCTTCCCCGGACCTGTAACCCCGGCTGTTTCTGAAGGGTCTGGTTCAGCGTGAATCCGGGTCGGTTACCCGCGTATTGAGTAAGAATGGTACACAGGTTCGGAGTTACCGGGACGTAATCAAGGAAGATATCGGTTTCAATCGTCCCGATTCCGCCTGTCTCCAGGTAGTGCCCGATGTCCACAGTCATCATGATATGGCTCCCAGGGCCTGCCTGTACCGTTCGGGGATGATGTCGATCTCTTCCCGGATCGGGTCTTCGAGGTATTTTGCCTTCTTCCCGGCTTGCGACTGGAATCCGCCTGCATACTTGGCAATGGCAGTATCTCTCGCGGACCTTGACATTCCAGACATCCTTTTCATTGCTGGGTGATGGAGGGTAAGATCCTCATGTTGTTTGAGGGCGTAAGCGGTATGGAAACCGATATTACAGAAAGTAACATCTCCCTCTGTCTGCGGTTCGTCAATCCGGCCGGACCCTGCAAGGGTGCCGGTTTCGGCGGGGCATTGTTCTACTGCTTTAACAAGGGTAGGTTGGAGGGCCACGAACAGAGCCGGGCCTGCCTTCTGCCAGAGGATCTCCATCTCGCGGTCTATGTTGGAAAATGCTTCAGCCTTGCCTTCGAGGACCATCAGGAAAGAACCCCCTTTATAAAGTTGACAAAATCCTGAAAATGATCAACGGTGAACGTGACGACGACGACCATGAAAAGAATCACACCGTTTGCTTTCGTGAATATCTGTTCTTTCCAATCGGTGATGACAGCTTCTTTTGCCTGGCAGGCTTCAAGAGCACAGATCCGCTCGTTGTCCTTGGTGAACTTGGTCATGCAGGTTTCATGTTGCTTTTTAACGGCTGCTGTAAGTGTATCCACCTTTTCATTGAGTAGATCAATCCCTTGTTTTGTCAAGGCTAGGTTCTCCACATCTTCGCGGGTGAAATCCATCAGGCCGTCACCACCTGCAGCACTGCCGTTATGTGATTCGTTCCGGTGAAGGTTGGCCTCCGGTGTATCCTGATGATATCGTAAGTGCCCTCAAATTCATCTTCGGTGGTTACAATCCGGTAAGTGAGCTTTTCAACCGTGGCGGTACTAGGCAGGAGAATTACAGGGATATCAGACGGGACCACTCCGCGAGGCTCGTTATACCTGCGCTGCTCCGTCAGGTTCGTGAACCGGCAGGCAACATTGGTTTGATCATTAGCCCAGCTTTCAGCGGTTGCCCCGCCCCCGTGGTGGTCCTTCGCTCCCGGGGTGTTTTTCTGGATCGTGCAGGTGTGGATAAAGGTCGTCGGCCCCGTCATATCCAGGACTCCCGCCTTGTTACGGCTGTATCGAATCCAGAAAGGTCATCCTCCGAGCTTCCACCGGCGTTATACTGTCCGCGTAATTCCGAGGCTCTTTGGCGCAATCCGGCTGCCATTGTCGCACCGGAGATAGAATAACCTGAATCACTCATCTGCTGGAGAACGATAATGCAATTATTAGCGAAGAAATCGAGCACTTCCGCTGCTGCAAGCATCCAGCTTCCCGTATCATCAAGATACGACTGGATCTCCTCATCGGTAAGGATCGAGGTAGTGGATACCTTCTCTGTCGGTATCTCCCTCCGAACCCTCGCGATATCTGTCCCGGGTGTGTAGGTATGGGTCATCTAGGATCACTCCCTAAAAAATGGGAGGTCCTTAAGATGCCCCTGACTGATGATATGTGAACCGTGGATCGAGCTGCACCCCGCCGAATACGTGGCGGACCCGGTACATGATATTGTCTGTGGCGAAGTCGCCATCGAACGGTGAAACTGCAGTGCCGCCGACCTGAACCTTGTCAGATCCCTTCATCACGATCTCGGGTGATTCATGTCCACGCAGGAAACCCATTTCAAGGGCTGCGCCTTCTGATGGGTCTGCAAAGAGATACCAACCGGTTCCTCCGTGTGTGGTGTCGATGACCGGGAGGAACGGGTCAACATGGAGCTGTAACCCCATCTGCGGGACTACGTTCGTTGTCGGGTACGGAACTGCTGCGGCTTCATCGTCCCCGCCATAGGTCCACATCTTCATGGCTGAAGTGAGGATCGAGCGAGCGGTAAACTCCAGGGCAGGCGGGACTACAAGGTGCTTTGCCCGGACTCCGATTGGCTCCCCGTTTGGATCGGTCTGTGCTGCCATGAGTGCCATTGTGGTCTCAAGGTTGGCAATCGTCAGCGGGAGAACTCCAAGGTTACATACGGACTGCCCGCAGTCGCTTAATGCTGCCCCGTACATGCTGGTATTACCATGGCCGCCGGAAGCTGCAATGAGAGAGGTAACAAACCGGGCCTCGCTCCTGAGGGCTGCCGTTGCGAACCGTGTTGGGATATCCCCAAAGGCGTTGAGCTGGTCGTTGATGAGTGATTCCCAGGAGATATCAAACTGCCTGCCGTATTTCTTCACGCGGTAGGTGTACCGGCAATTAACCGGCTTGGTTGGCAGGTATTCTCCCTTTTCTGCAACTTCATCGAGGTAGTTGTCCGACCCGTGGAGCTTCTCACGCCTTACGGTGTTGAAGTCAGGAGCACTGCCGATCCTTACGTAGGATCTCCAGTCGGGATATACCGCCTTGTAATTAGCAAGGAGCTGGCGGTCGATGACCTGGCCGAATAAGTAGGGGAAGTCAGAGGTTGTGATTGCCTCTTCAAGGACCGCCTTGTGCATCTGCGGGCGGAATCCATGACGGTTCTGCAACAGGTCTTTGGTCTGCAGTAATGCAGCCTCGTCAATCCTGTGTGTGTGAATGGAGTGGTAATTATCCCAGGCTCCAAGTGATTCTGATAAGGTTTCTGTCATTTCTGGTTAGCCTTCCTTTGTTGGTGTTTCTACTGGTTTTGTTTCCGTTTTGGGTTCGGATAATTGCGTGATGAGGTCTTTCTGGTCGAGTTTAGCGGCGTTTATCGCGGCTTCCAGCTGGTTGATCTGGCTGTCGATCTCTTCCCGCCTCTTTTCCAGGGTAAAACGCTCGTAAGAGAGGGAGTATAATTTCCCCTCCCATCCCGCGATCCTGGTATTGACCTCATTGAGCGCGTTCATCCGCTATCAGGACCCCGTTGCATTGTATCCGAGCAGGTAGTACGCGGTTCCGCCGTAGATGATCGGGATCTGCATACAGGTCCCGGTGTCGCTCGGGTTGGTGGTGACGGTCTTACAGCCAAATGCTCCGGCCTCAATTTCAAGGACACCCTCAAGGGTTCCCGCGGTGCCTCCGCTGTTGATGTGGATACCGGAACGAATCGCCGGAGTCGTGCCGGGTGCGCCCTCTACCATGATATCAAGGGCCCGGACGAACGGGGCGATACCGCCATTCTTATTGTCACAGTCGAGTTTCAGGGCGGTCATTGAGGAGACGGTTGCATCGGTCGCCTCGTCCCGAACTACCTTAAGCTCCCCGGCTGTGATCTCCCCGCCTGTTGAAATGAGGTTGTCCACTACACGGATGTTGAACCCGTGGATCTGCTCGCCTGCGAGGAGGAGGGTTGCGGGTGCGATACATGCCTCAATGAGTTTGGCCTGGCGAAGTGCGGTGTCACCTTCAAGCAGGAAATTCCCGGCTGCTGCCGATCCGCTGCCGAAATGGAGAATCCCATTAAGCGGCCTTGGTGAGTTGTGCACTTTTACGCCGACGAGTGTCGGAGTGGACACATGGGCCGATACGGACCCCATGAGGTATCCGAAGAATGCGAAGTGATACGGGTCCTGCTGTCCGGAGAGGATATATACATCGGTGCTTGGTGTCCGCTTGATATAGACCTCATCGCCAGCTGTCATTGCAACGGCGATCCCATCGCTCGTCCCATCGGACTTACACCCAAGCACGTTCAGCGCCCAGATTCCTTCAGTATCCACGGCGATCAGATCGGTCGTTGCGGCCCCGTCTGCCATTGCAATACCGACGAGATCCCCGATGATCACCGGGTCGCCCTTGTCCACGAATCCATCGCTGTGGTATGGGTGGACCATCTCAGATTCCAGAACGTTCAGGTATCTACCCTCGAACGTGCTGGATAATTCATCCCCTGCCGTGCGGGTCGGAGATGCTACGCGATATGCGTTTATTGCTGTCATTCTTAACGCCTCCCTGCGACTGCAATTTCAGCCATTTTATCGGCCTCTGCTGCGGTCTTTCCAGCCCGGATAAAGTCATCCTTGAATGATTCTTTCAGGGCTTTTGCTGCATCTTCGGTTCCAGTAGTGGGTTTCGTTCCCATTCCCCTGATCTTCCCGGACTCCGTGAGTTTTGCAAAGAAGTCCGTTTCGGTCTTGATGGTCTCCGCGATCAGGGTCTTGAATGCGTCTTCATCAAGTTTCCCGTCTTTCAGGGGTGCCTTTTCCACAAGGCTCTGAACGATCCGGGGCTTTGCAAGGTCGGGGACCTTCGCAGTCTTTACGGCTTCCGTTGCGGTTGCGGTTGCTGCTGTGATCGCCTGTGCTTCGTTCAGCCGGGCGTTTTCCGCGAGCAGCTCTTTATTCTTCTTTTCCGATTCCTCCAGGAGTTTGGATTTTCCCTTTTCGGCTTCCGATTCCTGGATCTCCTTCAGGGCTTCCGCCTTGATTGCCTCTACGAGGTCCTTGCGGGTCTCCTTCAGTTCAGTAAGTGTGATTGTCATGCTTTCCTCTGTGATTTTTTCGTCTTTCGGTTCGTTGTTCGTCTGGCTGTGCGTGTTCTCATTTCCCTGCGGTTTCCACGATTCGTACATCTGGACGAGTCCGCCGCCTGCACCCGGGAGGGTTACGAAGTCCACAGAAAACGCCTTATCAAGCGATTCGATGATTGAACCACTGCGTCCTTCCGCCTGCCCTGCTTTGGATCTACCCTGTGCCCGATGGGACAGCCCGATATATGGGGCCATTTCCTTGATCATCCCGCGATACTGCGCAAAGATATGAGCATCGGCATAGACTCCGGCACCGTCCGGGTGGTTCTTCTCATAGGCAACGTTGCCCTCGATCACAGCAGCAAGGTCTTTTAACGATCTTTCAGGGCGGCCTTTCTCTTCAGCTGAGGTCGGGTGATCGAGGTACATGTGAAGCCCGGGAGTGTACACCTTGCGGGCGTCCCGTTCGAGCATCTGTTCAGAATAGTATCCTGAGGATCCCCACCCAGGCTTGATAATCCTGATCCGGGCGGTTCCGGTTGGAGTGATGGATTTTTCAGAAAGGTTTGAGGGGATAAGGGCCTCGTCGAAAATTGTTATGTTTTTGTCTGTCACATCTGCGGCCTCCTCCTGGTTGTCTTTTGCCGTCCACTTCCCATCAGTGCCTTTCTGATAGGATTGTTTTACAGCAGCCCAGGCTACTTTATTGCAAATTTCTTCAGATGCCCCGCGCTCGTATTCGGAATTGAAAGCCGAAATGAAGATATGCTGCGCATGAACCGGGAGGTTATCACGGATAGAAGAGGGTAGTTCCTCCGGTGAGGCGTAAGGCATTAGATATGTATATAAATGAATGCTATTTAACGCCCCGATAAAATAGGGATAAAGATTCAGGGAACGGGGATTTCCAGCGGTCCGCCGTAGGCAATGAGATAACGCCCGGTTATTTCATCTTTTATCATCCTGGTTCCCGATGTATTCACTATGGTTTCAAGGAAAGACTCAGCTTCGGGTAGTGAGTTTTTTATCACCGATTCCCACATGACAACCATATAATCACGCTGTCTTTGCGAATAAGATCCTACCCGTTACGGGATCTGAAACAAATTCAATGTCTGATGTATTCACGGTTGCATTTACGGCCGTTTGTAATTCTTCAAGGGAATTATATATCGTTGAGGTCCAGTTTACCATATCAGTGAATAGTCAGGAGGGTATTTAACGCCCCGATAAATCGGGTGCGGTATTTCCTCACGCCCTCATGTGTCCTGAAATGGTTATTATCATCCGGGTAACAGTTGCAAAGGAAATCGGCCACGCATTTATCAGATGCATTTGAGCCGTCTTCAACAAGAAGATTTATCAGCCGTTTCTCCCGCTCGGAGAGGGCAGGCTGAGGGGGTATGGCGCGAAGGTTTCCTTTCAATCTGTGTTATCCCCCATGTACATCATTGTCGCTTTCATTCCGAGATAGGCCGCAATGAACCATAGCAGGAGCCCAATCACTTCCGGGATCCTTTTGATTGGAGGTATTCCGTTCATTTGTAGTCACGTGTTCTGTTACCGGGATACATCGATACATCAATTATGTTCTGTATGGGGTTTCCGGACATGGTAATCAACCTGTTATAATTATTTGTGAATTTGGCGCATATAGCGTTTGAAATGCCAAATCGTCTGTTTGCGCAGACCATGAACTACCTGCAGTAATGGATTGACACCGATTACCCCCTGCGTAAACCGAAGAATTATAATTACCTAGAAAATAAATTCCCCCGGTATTTCCTGCTGTCATAACAATATGGTAAACCGTTGCGGGGGTAAGTGCTACGGGGGTGAATGGAACAAATACCATACCGTTTGAAAAAGCATTCCATTGAGCATAGGTATAAGTTTTTGAAGTAAGGACGGTTGCAGATGGAACACCTGCATTATTCGTCCTGATTGCTATTACTAAATCATTCGGTGTCCCCGAAGTGGCTGAATATTTATTTATCATCACCCCTATGATTTCTCCCTTTGTCGGGGTAAAACTCTGTGATTGTGCATATTGCCCGTTCCCGACAATACAATACGTATTTTGTGATAACTGGCTCTGATCAACCGGCATTATTTCACCCTCTCACAGTGTAGAGATAACGTGCATCTTGTGATAGTTGTTACAGAGTCAACGGCAAATTCTAACACATCGCCTTTATTCAGTGGGATTGCAAGTGTTCCGAGAGTCTGCGCTGCCTGATTCGTTGCTGCAATGGTAGGTTTGCTACTGAATATCGTTGTAGTTGTTGGGAATCCAGAATAAGCGCATGAATGAACATCTATTACAATTGCCCCGGCGGCGTCGCCTAACAGAGTCCATCCAGTAACTACGCACTTTGAGGGGACTGTGGCAAATCCCTTTGACGCTACAGAGGGAGTAGCCCCCCCGCCATCTACGAGGAATTGGATATCGAATAAACTGTTGGGTATGAGAGAGTTGGCAATATCTGATATTTTCCTGATTACGTCTGAAACAACCTTCGTTATAGACTCTACTCTATACCAATTGGTTACAGTCATCTGGTGGGATGGGTCTTTCGTTGCATCATTGGATGAACCATTACTCGATAAATAAATAACATTCTTCGTGATGTTGGTAAATGCGCCACCAGATTCTCCTCCTACCTGATACGTGACTTTGGCAGCACTCCCGGTAATGGTGACATACTCCCCATCTCCGATAAGGTAATCATCTGTATCAACCGTTGTTACCCCGGCCCCGGCAGTATATGTTTCAGTCGCAGTTGATATGATTTTGAAACAGGCCCCGGTTTCCTGCGAGAAGTCCACCCTTGACGGGAGTATTCCATAAACAACCGCGCCTGTGACATCGGTATATTCCAGATGTGGGACAACTACGCCGTTTGAATTTTGATATTTATTGAGCCTGTTGTAAATTCTAACCGGGGTGGATGTTGCCACAATAGCATCACTGAATTGATTCGTTGCGAGTGGGTATACCTGTGGGATTGGCAGGGCTGATATGTCGAGGTCTGCTTCTATTTTCAGGTTATCCAGCCGGATATACTGATTCGTGGTGTCCTTTGAAATCCTGATATAGAAGGTGGTTACCCCATTTGGAATATCTGAAACCAGGATCGCCGTCTGTGCTGCTGCTGATGCGGCAAGAGCCCACAATGTAGTATAATTCACGTTATCGAGTGATAGTTCACATAATCCGCATGCTGAATTGTTATTGAACATGGTCGGGGTGATTGTCACATTTTTAACAGGAAGGAAGGTATTAATTTTGAATACAAGGTTTCGTGCTGTTGCCCCCGAAGCAGATTGGATACTTTCAAGGGTGTTCGACCAGTCCCATCCATTAACAACGACTGGTGAGGTTGTTCCACCCCCCGCACTCGCTGAATAAATATCACTAAAATTTGAGGCTGTATTGAAGGGATTATCATACAAATACTTCCCCTTATCTAAGTCAATAATAGCCCCGCCGAGTATTCCATCCTGATCTGCGGATAAACTTATTTCATCTCCGTTGCAGACCTGCGTATAATTTTCTGTAGGTTTTGCGTAATATTCAATAAACGAGCAGGTTTCAAGGTCATGATCTGCCGTTCCAACTACTACCGTTCCATCAGCGACACTTGAGTAAAGATGGAAATGCAAGGCTCCCGAATCCCATAATCCGGCAGTTATAAACTCTGTAATTGTATTGTCTGCTAGGGAGGCATTAGCAATCGGATAAGAATACTTCACAACATTTGAGGCATCGTGGACAACCATTGTCCAGTCCCCCGTTCCCTTTGCGATTACCTTAACCTTGATACTGTAAACGTGATTATTCGTAGGGGTAAAGGTCTGCCTATGGGTTGCTCCCTCATTGACTGCGTTGGTGAGGTCGTAGTGATATGCAGCTGCGAAGGTGGGATCGAGTGACTGATCCACACTATCCGTTGAAGTAACCCCGGTGATTGTGCTTAACAGGGGTGTTGGAACAGTCCCGGTATATCCGGTGTCTTCCACAACCTCTTCGAGTTTTAGATCATCGAACCATGCGGTTCCTGTTTCTGAATATAACTGCAAAATAAATAACCCAAATGCTACTGTTGAACTTGTTGTGAATACAGCAGTATATTGAGTCCAATCCTGTGTTCCTGTTATAAAAGCAGAACCCGGACCAAAGAAGTAATTTGCATCATATGACATATCTGATTTATTTGTGGTTATATACACCCGCACCCCCCCAGAATTTGCAGATGTTACACCATTACATTTAATTTTACAAGACATTCTATATTTTGCGTTTATTTTAAGAGGAATTGCATATTTAATCTGCGATATTGCAGTAGAAGCAATACCCCCATCATAGTCAAGCACATAAATGGCTGTACCATTAGCAACCGTTGTTCCAACAATTTTTAATGATTGCTTCCCACTGAAAGATACAGTATTATCAAATGATACACTCCCTGCGGTTGCGGCTGGATACCCAAACCACCCATAATTTTCAGAACCAATCCATCCCGGTGCAGCTTGGGTAATGGTTCCCGTACCTAACTCAAAATCCCCGTTGAACACCCCGCCTTTACTTTCCGTTGTGGTTGCTATGACGGTGGGATGAGGTAATACTGTTCCCCCGGCTGCATCAACATAAGTTTTCGTGGCTTTCTGCGTGGCTATCTTTGTATCGGAGTTGGCGGCTAATGTTCCATCGGTATCTGTCTCTAATACCCCAAGGATTGTTTTTGTCTGTGCGAGAGTTTTCTTTGCTACAACCCCATCTCCAGTTCCCACTAAAAAATCATTTGCCGCTGTAACAATAGAGTGAGAGATTGGCACTTCAACATCCAACTCTACCCACAGACTATCTCCTGCGGTGAACGTTCCAGCATGTGCAACCGGAAGCAACCACACTGTTGCGAATCCTGAACCAAAGATTAAATCAGCAATTAAAAATCGAGCCCATACTCTTGAATCAGAAACCTTCCGGATGGTGAACGAACCCATATCTACAGTGCCCGACCCGAAATTATTTGAAATGCCTTTCAGCCAGTTTGTAATTGTAGTTGTTGAAATCCCGCCAATATTGCAGGTGGTGCTTAATGTAAGGACTGTTGCCGAGGAGGGAG